AGGCGGTACGGCCGGCGCCAGGGGACTGCCACCAACGGCGAAGGGGGCGAAGGTCTGTGTCAGGTCCGTGAGGTTGTAGCCGGTGACGTAGATACGCAGCGTTGTCCTGTCAAAGTAGGCACCCACCCACAAGGTAGGACTCTGGAGCCAGCAGGCCACGGCGTCTGCGTCTGCTATGGCCTCCGTGGTGGAGGTGTAGGTAAGCGTATTTGCGTCAACCCGCATGATCCGCACCGAGGCGCCGGCGGCATCCCTTGCGATTCCCTGAAATACCCTCCCGCCTATGCTCACCACGTCAAGCTGAAAGCTGCTAGTTGCAACCAGGCCGGTATTTACCTCTGCCGAAATCGCTCCCGCCGCAGTGACGATCCTGTATCGGAGTTTGGCCCCTCCGGCTGCCGCGATGTAGAAACAAAACACCTCCAATGTATCCAGGGCCACGATCAAGCGGGTATGCATGGCGGAAGCGCCAGTCTGCAGGGTCTCCTCGGCTATCATCTGGCCGCTGGTGGTGTTGTAGGAGCGGATCACGGCGTTGTTGGTGGCGGTGAGGCTGTTGATCTCCTGGGAGCACCTGACCTCGAGCCTGGCAGCCTCTATCCTTGCTGTGTTGGGCTGCTGTACGGCCACGCCCTGCTGCACCGCGTGGCGCCCCTGGATGACGCTCCATATCGCCAGGGTATCCGCCTGCCGCATCACCCCGGTGGACCATGCATCGCCCTCAAAGGCTTTTATGGCCCGGTCCAGCACCACCAGGTCACCCTTGTAGACCGCGGCGTGGGGGTCGGAGTAGGAAGCCGGCAGAGCATCCAAACCAAAGCGCTTGGTAATGGCCCCTTTCTTGGTCCAGCGTGCATTCTCGACCTTGAGCCAGGACTGGTCCACCAGCTGCGGATTGGTGCCGGTATCCAAGCCCACCTGTCCAGCCTTCAGCCCGATGACCTTCTTATCCAGGCCGGTACGCTTGCGGACGGTCATTAGTACACACGCGCGGCGAATGTGCAGGCTCCGGAGGCCCTGAAGGTGATGGTGTTCTTGTCCCAGGTCACACGGTCCACGATGACCCCGGCTCCCACCAGGTCCGACTGCAGCCAGCCCACCGGGAGCCGGCCAAGGCCGTGGTTTACCTGCTCGGAACCAGCCCCGCCGAATGTGATGGCCACTGGGTTGCTCTTGAAGCCCAAGGACTCGTCCTGCAGGGCGGCAACCTCAGTCTCAAGGGTATCCTGCCCATCCTGGACATCTTCGCGATCTGTGGCTGTTCTTGCTGGGGGCATTACCTGGACCACCTGGCGTAGATATCGGAGTCGACCAGGTCCAGCTCCACGTCTCGCACACGCTTGGGCTCTCCTTCGTCCCGGTCGGTGGCATCAACGTTGATCTCCCCGAGCAGCACGGCCAGGTCCCCCTGCAGGTCCGCCACGTCCTCCTCCTGCTTCTCCTTCACCTTGATCGTGGCGTGCATGACGATCACCTCATCCCAGCCGACAACGCCGTCCAACTGCTCGGTGTCGTCGGTCCCGTCGGTGTTCAACTTCGGGGCATTTGGGATGTAAAAGACCGTGACCGTGGCGCCGGCCTGGGGCTCTGGCCTGATCTGGAACTGAACCTCACCCGTCAACCTGATCCCGCTGTCCACGATGCGGTAGCGCCAGTCTGGGATCTGGCTTGAGATCTGGAGCTGGTAGCGCTCCGAGGACATGTACCGCCGCATGGGGATGATGCGCCCGTGGTAGGCAACCCCGACGCTGCGGACCTTCCAGAAGTCGCTCGGGAGCGAGTAGGTTGCGGTGCCGGCCACCACGGTGACGGGGTGATCTCGCTCAACCCAGTCAGGGCTGCAGCTCACCAGGGTACGGTAATAGAGCCCGATCCCCTCATTGAGGAAGCGGCGCATCTGCGGCTTTGTGATGTAACCTGCGGTCTCGTTGGCCGGCTCTGGAATTCCGGCCAGGTCGTAGGCCCGCGTGATCAGGTTGGCAAGGGTCTCATTGCGGGCCATGTTACACCTGTCCTTGGCTCAGGTAGGCTACTTCTCCATCGTGATCTGCACGAATAGGCCCGCGTCGAGAACGTTGACTGCCGCCGGCGGGCTGCTCAGGTTCGTGAACTGCAAAACCACGGATGACGTTGTGTGATCCGAGATATACCAGCGCACGCCAGGATCGGCGCTATTGCTGATAGCAACCCGTGCCCCCAGAAACCGCTTGAAATCGTCCTGGAGGTTGAAGGTGTACTGACCGACTCCAGTTCTCACCAGGGCAGGGTCGGCAACCACACCTGGAAAGTTGACGGAGTTTGCGTCGCCGGTGCCGTCGGTTGTAATGACGCCTTCAAAGACGACATCGTTAAACCTGGCCCGAGTAACCCCTGGCGCGTATTTCCTGTTGCCCATTTCACGCTCCTGTCAGAGCGGGGGCCCCACCGTAGCGAGGCCCCCGGAAGGGGTTATACGAAGTCGAACCTGCACCACGAGCGGGGGCGCTTGATCCCGAACTGGGGCCACGCCACCAGCCGGAACTCACGGGCCAGGGAGCTCTCCATCGGGCGGCCGGACTGAGCCTGCGGGCCCGCCCAGTGGGGGACGCTGCTGATGCTCACCACCTGCAGCTTGTCCTTGTCGCCAGCGTAGATGCTGTCCCGGGGGCAGTTTCGATCCCCGATGCACTCGATGATCCCGGCCGGGGTAGCGACCTTGATCACCTCGTAGCCCAGGGTGGCCACCACCTTGCCGTTCTCGGCCTTGAAGGGCACCTGCTTGTAGTACCGCTCCACGCTGCCGACGGCGTTGATCAGGCGCCGGATGCGGAAGGGGTTCATGAAGCAGGTGTTCATCACGCCGCCGCCGCGTGAGACGTACTCGCCGGCCAGCTGCAGGGCGTCATCCTCGTTGAAGCCGGCGTAATCGCCGCCAGCCGCATCGGAGAAGTAATACCCGGCCAGGCTCGTCCGGTTGACCACCCGGTTGTAGCCGAAGATGGTCGAGTTTGCCGTGAACTCGGCGGTGGTGGGGATCCAGGCAGCGAAGCCCAGGAAGCTCAGGCGGTCGGCCGCGGTGACATAGTCACCCTCGGTGAAGATGAGGTCCCCAGCGGCGATACCGGCCGCCAGGCTGTTCGGGGAGAGGGCCAGGGTGACCGACCCGGCCAGCTCGTCCACGCGGGTGACGGCCAGCGGGGTGGTGCTTCGCAGGGCAGAGGCGGCATTCAGGGCGAAGACCAGCTGTTGGCCCTCGTGGAAGTTGACCACGTCCAGGGCGTCAGCGAACAGCAGGGTGGTGGTGCCCAGGGCCGCCGTGGCGCTGATGGCCCCGAGGGAGCCTGAACCATCACCGAACATGTTGCGCCCGCAGCTGTTGCGAAGGGCGGTCAGCGCGCCGTCCGTCTGCACCTTCATGGTGTTTCTGATGGCCTTGGCGCTGGTGTTGGAGCCCGCCAGCAGCTTCTCGCCGATCTGGATCACGCTGTGATCATCGGCAAAGGTCATCGGGAACTTGGCATGACGCACCCGGCCGGCGTTGCGCTGGGCCACGGCGAAGGTGTTGCTCCGCCCCGGGATGTCGTACTCGACGTAGAACGAATAGTCCTCGCCTCCGCCATCGGTGGACTTCGCGGCGGCCATCCAGGCCGGGTTGTAGTTGGCAACGGTGCTTTCGAGACGCCAGGGCGCGTACATGTGCTTGAGTGCGTCCCAGAGTGCGTAGGTGGTAACAGCCATGAGGGTCTCCTGTTATTGCCGCTCAGGAGTCCCCCTCTTCTGGCTTGGAGGGAGGAAGGTGCTGGCGTTAGGTCGTTAGACCCATCGCGGCGGTGGTTTAGGTGCTAGAGCTTGGCGCCGCTTCTGATGGCTTTGTCCAGGTAATCCAGCACGTCTTGTTCGGCTTGTTCGGCGGTTACTACCCGCTCCTCGGTGATCGGCTCCCCGTTTAGGTCGCCGGTGATCGCTTTGCTGGGTGGTGCCCCGAGATCTACTGGCGCGGGTGGGGCGGCCTGGCTTGGTGTGCCCAGCTTGGACCTTACGTGATCCTCGAATATTTTATTCTTGAGAAGTTCATTGATGTTTGTCAAGACGTTTCCCTTGACCTCCGCCTCCGCACTCACGAGGATTCGATCAAAGGACGCCTGATCGGGCATCGCGCCGGCGCCCTGGATTCCCACCGCGTTGCGGGCCTGAACATGGGCCAGCACGCCGCGGTAGACGGCCTGCACACCCTGGGTTCCAGTGCTCGCCAGAACGGGGTGGCTGTCCGCTTTTTCGGCCAGGACGGAGGCCAGGCGCGCATGCTCCGCGTTAACGTTGGCCGCCCGGGATGCGTCGTTGTCCGCTGCGTCCCGGTCATCCAGGCGCTTCTGCATGGCCGCGATCTGGGCCGTGACGTCCGGAGCCTCCGGGGTCCCGCCCAGGGCGAGCTCCGTTGCCGCGCCAGCATCGAAGCCCAGGGCCTTCAGGGCCGCGCGCTGCTCCTCCGGGGTTCCAGAGACGCCCTGCTTCAGGGCCCGGAACTGATCCAGCTCGTGCTGCTGGGCTCGCAAGGCCACGCCTGCGTCATGCTGCTCTCGGTCCTTGCGCTCCAGCTCCAGGCGGGTGGCCTCATGCGGATCAACAGCCAGGGGGTCCACCACGGGGGGCGGATCGGGCTCGCCCAGCACCGCGGGGGTCACCGGCTCCGGCGCCACGGGGTCCAGCGTGGACATGTCCGGGTCTTCTACGGGGGGAATCCCGCTCACTTCAAGCTCTGCTGCCGCCTCTTGATCCAACTGGTCTGGCATCATCTCCTCCTGGCTATTGTGGGATTACTGGCTCGGGTAAAACATCCGGGGGCATCCCCGGGGGCATTCCTTGGGGTGGAGCGGGTGGGCCGCCGGCGCCCTCTGGCGGCATCTGCTCCGCTGCCTGCATCACTTCCATCTGCATCTGGCGCTTGGCTACCTCCTCCTCCTGCATGGCCTGGGCCTGATCAATCCAGTCCTGAAGGAGGCTGATCCGGTCCTCCGGGTACTTGTACGACTTGGCCCGGAACATCGCGGCAGACACCCGGTCGATGATCCCCTGCTGCATCACCATGTAGGGCTCAGGGCTCTGCTCCTCGCCTTCCAGCATCTCCTCGATCTGGCGGTCCACATCGTCAATGGCCGCCGTGGCCAGGCTGTCGGAGTGCTCCAGGTCGGGGAAGGAGAGCAGCTTGCGCGCCTCCTCCTTGCTTGTGACGAATCCGCCCTTCTCCAGCCGCTCCACCGTCTCCAGGCGCCCCGTGGGGGTGATCGGGAGGAACGAGGTGGGGAACACCTGCAGCTCGTAGGCGGTGCGATCCAGGTCAATCTCAGACCACTTGATCTCGCTGTAGCCGTTCTTGGTCCTGGATCTGCTGACGTGGTCCCCCAGGTCCTTGCATGCCTCAACCGTCAGGTCCGCGATGTCCATGAAGAAGTTCTCCCAGCTGGTGGACAGCAGGGCATGGCGCCCGGTCTCAAGGTCGGCCAGGGTATTAAGCGCCCGGCCCGACTCGATCCCGGCAGGCTTGACGCTGGTGGCGCTCATCTGAGAAACGCCCTCGCTCTCAAAAATCCACTCTCGGAGTTGGCCTACAAACCTGAAGACCTCCGAGTTGATGCTGGTGGGCATCTCCACCACGGGTTTGACGTTGCCCTCGTACTCCACCAGGTCCCCATTGACGTTGCGGATCTTGTCGGGGTTCAGCTTCGCATCCTTCGGGGCGATGATCTTGGCATTACTGAACAGGTGCATGGCTCCCTGGACCCGGCGCAAGAGCTTGTTCAGCTCCATCTGAAGGGGCTCCTCACTCTCCATGACGCCCTGGCTGTAGAAGCCCAGCACCGGCTCAGACCATCGGAGGAAGGCGAACGGGTAGTGATCTCGGTCGTACTTCTCCTTGTACAGGGTCGCGCCCTTGATCACGCAGCAATGCTTGCCGTCCCCAGCCTTGGGCCCGCTGGGGAGGTGCCAACCCTCGATCACCTCGATGATGTCCGTCACCCGGGCCACGGACCCGTCACCGGCCGAGACCTCATCGGTGAAGTCCCCGATGGCGCCCATGATCTCCTCTTCCTTGTCCGGGTATCGGGCCTTGAGCACGCCGGCGCTCACATAGGCCACCTGGTACAGGGTGCGCGGGATCTCAGCGGTGAGGTAATCGGTCTCCGGGACGATGATCTGCCCGGGGAACACCCGCTCGAAAACAACCTCTCCGTCCCTCGCGTAGACGGCCATGGCCCCCAGGTCCATGATCCCGGCGTCGTGGAACACCTTTACGGCCTTGCGGTAGACGTTGCCCTTGTACCACTCGCCCTGGACGGCCTTCTGCATCTGCTTGGCCTGGCGCTGGAGCTTCCAGGCGTCCGGGTCGCTGATGCTGGTCAAAAAGGTAGGGGTGATCTTCTGAGCCGCGATGCGGGCGGCCAGGGTCTGCACGCACGACCGGGCAGGGTTCAGGTAGAGCTGCTTTTCGCCCTTCAGCGCGTTGCGCCACCTCGTGTCCTCATCAACCTCGGTTCCAGGAATCCATCCTGAAACGTCCTTGTTGAGGTAGGCGGACATGTGCCGGCGCAGCTTCACATTCCGCTGATCGATGTCCTGGCGCAGCTCCCCAATGGTCTCGTAAACGCCCAGGTGTGGGGTTTTTGTCTCCCACCAATGCAGGTTCGATTTCTCATTATTAGAAGTCATTCCACTCACCTGATCCCTGGTCCTCGAGGCTATCGAAGTACTCCTGACGCATCTTCTTTGATTCCCGGGCATTCATCTCGCTGGCGGTGAGCACCGTTTCAGGCTCAACCTCGCCCCGTAGATAATGCCGCGCATGGCGGAAGGCCACAAGGCGAGCATCGCAGCAGTCATTGGGCATCCCGGGCTGTTCCACCCACGTCCCGTCCGGGCGGTATTTCTTGACCAGCTTCGTGGTCTCCTCAACGCTTGGGCTCTTTTCTGGCTCCTGAACTGAAAGCCGGCCCTCCGCGGCCTGGCTGTTGAAGATGTCAATCCAGGTCCGCTTGTCCCACCGCTCGGCCTCCATGATGGGCAAGCCGTGGGCCAGGCGCAGTTCGTTGAAGACCTCCAGGTTGGAGGAGTCGCCCACCATCTGGAACCTGCCGCCCTGGGCCTCATCCACCGGGTATGATGCAACACACTCGCGGATCACATCAGCGAACGGCTTGAGCAGGAGGAATGATTTTTTCCAGCTCCAGATCTCTACCAGGTGTCCACTGTTCTCGCGCCACCCGTTGAGGCTCAGGGCCTTGGCATCATTCCACCCGCTATCTATTCCAAGGACATATCGATCAGACGGCTGCGGTTTCCAGATGTGCGGATATTTGTTGAGCTTGAAGGGGTCGAACCTGTAGACCTTTTTGCCCAGCTCTTGAACCCAGGCCTTAAAGTAGGTCCGCAGGGTTTTCGGGTCCTCCATGTACTTGGGGTTGACCCTGGCCTTCTCTGAGAGCTCATCAGCAAACTGGCGGGCCATGTGCGGGTTCTGGGCCGTGGTCCAGGTGTGCACCTTCCACAGCTCTGCCTCGGGGGCCTTGAGGGTGGCGTGAGGCCGCCGCCCGGAGAAGATATCTTTGTAATCGAATTGGTGGGTGAGCTCATAGTGCAGGCCCATGGGGATGATGCCCGGGATGCTGGCAATCCACATCGTGCCGTTGTCGTGGTCCAGCGTTCCGGGGTACAGGACGTCCTCTACCAGGTCGTTGGTCACGGCAGGCATGAAGGCCGCCTCATCCACTGCGGCGCTCAGGATGGCGCGTCCGTACAGCTTGTAGATGACGGCCAGACGGTTCGCGCCGTAGAGCTGGATGGTGCTTCCGCCCGGCAGGGTGATCCTCAGCTTCTCCTCCTGGAACCGAACATCACGGCCTGGGACCATTCCCACCAGGCGGCAGATCTTCTTTAGGATCGGCCAGGCGATGGCCTCGGCAGCATCGAAGGTGAGGCTGACGAAGACGCTCATGCTGTTGATGGTCAGCAGCCCCTTGACCATCATGTCCGCGAGGATGGTGAAGGTCTTTCCAGCTCGGCGGGTGGTCCAGAGGCACTTGCGCCTGTTGGTGTCCGCTGCGGCAGCCATCTGGTAATCGAATAAAAGCGCGGCTATGGCTGCAGCAACTCGGTTGCGCTGTGATGAGGTCCAGCGGCGCAACTACTCAGGCGGCGCCTGGTCCGGCGCATCGGTCTCGGCGGCGGCCTTGGCCGGGGTCTTGGGCGGGGCGCCGTAGTGGACCTGCTTGACCATGCACCAGGGCCACAGGTCGGTAATGTGGCCGGTGTCGTAGACCTCCACGCCCTCGGCCGTCAGCTTGAAGGTGTAGCGGCCGCCAGCGGGCTTGAAGTGGTCAGCGCCGGCGCCCGGCATCATGCGGATCATCTGGATCTCGGGTTTCTTCTTCGGGGGCATGGTTCTCCTTACGACTGGTAGATCCTGGGCTGCTGGGCCTGCTCGTCGGCCCGGTCGGCATCCTGCTCCGCCTTGGCCGCGACGTGGTTCTGGTACTCCTCAAAGAGGGTGATCCCGATCTCGTAGTTCTCCAGATCCAGGCCCTCGAGGATCACACCAGCGATGGTGGAGGCGTCCACCAGGGCCACCAGCTCCTGGTCAACCTCGTTGGGAACGTGCATGGGTTCCGACCTGATCAGCACCACGTCCCCCTCCTTGTACAGCATCGGGGCCCGCTCGCCAGTCGGGAGCATGCGGCCCAGGCCGACGGCCGCCACCATGCACAGGTTCATCGTGTACTTGGCGGCCTCCTTCTCCGGGATGAGCAGGCCCTGGGTGCCGTCCTTGGCCGTGAAGGCGTCGCCGCCCACCAGCATCTCACTGGTCCTGCGCATGGTGCGCACCAGGTACTGACCCTCGCCCGGGCCGATCTTCAGCTTGAAATCGCTCATGCTACCTCCAGTAAAAAGAAAGATATGTCACAC